ACAAGGGCAGTTGTGATGATAGAATCAGCGGAGCCGGTGGACGTGTTCAGCGTTCAGCGGCCCCTAACCAGTTCCTGCGATTGGAGGTCGCACGGCATGGCTGATTGCCAGTATCTCACAGTCGGACATCTGACGCGCAAGACCATCGCGCGCATCTTCAGGAAGATAGTCGTCAACAAAACGACCGGATGCTGGGAGTGGATTGGCTCGTCCGTGCAGGGCGGCTACGGCCGCATCTCATATCTCGGTCGGACAGAGAGCGCCTATCGCTTGCTGTATGCGTGGCTCGTCGAACCGCTGCAACGCGGCAATGGCAGCGGCATACCAGAGTTAGACCACGCCGCGTGCGACAACATACGATGCGCGAATCCATCGCACGTCAAGCTTGTCACGCATCAGGCTAACGTGCTGCGGAGCGTCAGCCCGACATCGATCAATGCGAATAAAACACATTGCGTCCGAGGCCATCTTCTGCCGACCGAACGAAACGACAAGCGCGGTCGTAAGCGTTACTGCAAGATTTGCAGCCGCATGACGAGCCAGCAGCGAAGGATGGTGAGCGCATGAGGACCGATTGGCTGTATCACTACGTAGAACGCCAGCGCGTCTGGTCGAATGAAACATTCGGAACCGGACGGCGGACACTCGGCGTTACGAATCACATCCGGAAGGAATTAGCTGAAATCGAGGCCGATCCTGATGATGTTCGTGAATGGGTGGACGTTATCATCTTAGCCATCAACGGTTATACGCGGCACGGCGGCAAGCCGGAAGAGTTGGCTGAGATGCTGGAGGCGAAGCAGCGCGTGAACTTCGAGCGCGCGTGGCCAAAAGCCGGACCTGAAGATGAAGCCGTGGAGCACATTCGATGAGACGAGACGTCTTCGTGTATCTCTCTGGGCCGATTTCGCCGAAGAACGGCAGGACTGTTGAGGTCAATGTCGCAGCTGCTCTTGCGGTCTATCTGGACTGTCTCAAGCGCGGCATTCTCGCGTTCTGCCCACATCTCAGCGCGATCTTCCCGTCGGCGCACACAGCCATTACCTACGATATATGGATGGAGGCCGACTACGCCATCATTGACCGTTGCACGCACGTGCTGATGCTGGACGGTTGGCAGTTCAGCAAGGGCGCCTGCGATGAGTTGGCCTACGCCACACTCCACGGCAAGCCAGCGATCTATTCACTCGACGAAATCGAGCGCGCGTGGCCAGCGGTGAAACCGGAAGATCAACAGATGGAGCACCTGAAAATGAACGACCGAGAGTTGTGGTGTCAGATATTCATCGCGCTGATTCGAGCAGGCGCCACAGTCGAACAGGCCGGTAAATCAGCGACATATGCGTTAGGAGTGGCGCCGCGATGACCACCTCCACCGGCCACGGCTGGACACTGAACGAAGGCGACAGTTGCGATGCACCCGCCACGGCTTGACGAGGACACCGACCTGCTCGTCGGCGCCTTCGTGCTCGTCTGCCTCCTCGTGTATCTCGTCGGGCGGTTTTTCTAGTGATTTACATACTTGAGTGCGAAAGGCCATGAGCGATAACAGCGCGATCCAGTGGACCGACGCCACATGGAATCCGACGACGGGTTGTACGAAGGTCTCGCCCGGCTGCGCCCAGTGCTACATCGAGCGGACCATTCCGTTTCGGACCGCCAAGCGTCGATTCGTGAACGGCAATATTCCGCTGCTCTTACACGAGCACCGACTCGATCAACCGCTGCACTGGCGCGAGCCGCGCCGGATTTTCGTGAACTCGCTGTCGGATCTCTTTCACAAGGACGTGCCGGACCAATTTCTCCACCAAGTCTACCACACAATGGAAGCGGCCCACTGGCACCAGTTCCAAATCCTCACGAAACGGCCGGAGCGGATGCGCGACTATCTGGCGTGGCGCTACGGGCCACGCGCAGACGGCGCCGGCTATCGGATCCCGTCCCGGCACATCTGGCATGGCGTCAGCGTCGAGAACCAACGGTTCGCGGACGAACGCATCGCCGAACTCGTGAACACGCGAGCGGCCGTCCGGTTCCTCTCGCTCGAACCGCTGCTCGAACACGTCGACCTGATGGCGGACAGTCACTTCTTCCGCAACTTCATTCATTGGGTGATCGTGGGCGGGGAGAGCGGGCCGAAAGCGCGGCGCTGCGAGGTGGCGTGGGTGCGCTCGATCGTCGCGCAGTGTCAGAGGGTCGGGGTTCCGGTGTTCGTGAAGCAGCTCGGCGCGAACCCCATCGGCACCTTCGACGCGGACGGACAGACCGTCTGGACCATCGAGGCGCATGGGCTGCGCGACAAGAAGGGCGGCGACATGGCGGAGTGGCCGAACGATTTACGAGTGCGGGAGTTCCCTTCGCACCGCTGAACGTGTCGCGGTAGGGGTCAGGGCTGCACGGGCGGTCGCCAGCGGTCTTCGCCCGCGAATTCGCCCGGCTTCAGGCTCCACTGCGGCACGTTCGCCCCACCGGCATCGCCGAGAATATCGACGCCGTCACCGTTCGGGTAGGCGAGGTAATCGACGCTGTAGCCCTGGCAGTTGTTCCCCGAGGGCTTGCTGACAAGGCCGATTCCAGACGTCCGCAGCCCCCAGGCGACGTTCTGGGTGATGGCGAAGGCTCCGCATGGCCCGGCCAGATTGACGCCCTGGGCCTCGAGCTGGGCCTTCACGGCGGCCACGTAGGCGGCATCGCCAGACGGCATCGGCCCGGGCGGGATAGGCCCTGGTGTCGGGATTGTCCCGCCGTCAAGGACGATCACGTCGAACATCTCGCCGACTCCGATGGCGTCTCGGTCGAACACGAGCGTGGCACCATCCCACGTGCCGCCGTATTTCCCGCGATGATCACGCAGTGCAATTTTCATCGGACCCTCGGCACAGGAATATCCACCAGCCCGAAGGCTGAGACGAGGACCACGCAGAACACCCAGATGAGCCGGTCGATGATGGGCGGATGCCCCGGCGCGATCTGGCCCATGACCCAGACGGCTGCGGCGCACAGCAGCACCAAGAGAACGATGGTCAGTAGGAGTTGAATCATGGCAGGGCCTCCGGTTTTGGCTTCGGGGGTGTCGCGAGTTCCACGGTGGCCGCGAGCGGCAGCACAACGGCCACTGTCGCCGCGCTCTGGGCCAGCAGCGCGGCGGTCTCACGGCTTTGGGCCAGCTGGGCAATCAACTGCGTGATGTGCTGTTCCAAGGCGTCGATTTTCTCTTTCGACTGACTCGCGGCGGAGTTCACGTGTCCCTTGATGACATCAGCTTTCGCGCTGACTTCCTGGGTCACCTTCGTGTTCTCGATGATGGCGGCGCTCTGTTTCAGCGCCATGATGATGTTCACGATCACCGCGCCAAGCGCCGTCAGGAGCACGCCAGCCGCGGCAAACACGGTCACCAGTTCCCCGCCACTCATGGCCCCTTCTCAGCCTTTTTGACGTAGGTAATCGTCGTCAAGTCGATGTCGTAGCCGTCGCGGCGCAGATCGCGCAATACCAGTTCGAGCTGACTCTGGGCGAGCTGGACGGCGAGCACGCGATTCTGGACGATCAGGCGCTGCTGGTCGGTGAGCACGGGCGCGTCATCCGCCGTCAGCGGGCAGGCGAGCACCCACGCGAAGACGAGGGCCGAGAAGAGATATCTCACGGGACTGTGCCTGCGACCATGCCGAGGATGCGACCATCGGCGATGAGCCGGTCGAAGATGCGCTGATTCAACGAGCGCGTGCTCAAGTCTGTTTTGTTCAACTGACGGATCAGCGTCGTCGCGATGGCGCCTTCGTAGACTTCCTCGCGATACATCCCGTCTTCGCCTTTGAGCGTGACCACGATCTGAGCGGTCGGCTCGACTTTCAGGAGAAGGGCCGAGATGGTGTAGCCGGTGACTTGCACCGGCTGCGGCTTCGGCGTGGTGAGGACAATCCGCTCCTGAGCGGAAAGGCCGAGACCAGCGACCGAGACGCTCCCCACCAGCGCGAGGACGCCAAACAGAAACGCACGTCGTCTCATCTCAGCCTCTCCTTACCAATCCGTGCCGTGCAGGCCGCGCGAATACCGGATATACCACGTGCCAGTCGATGGGCGATACACGGCTGGGTCGGTCGCGCCATCGCCGTCATAGTCCGCGGGCATCGGCACATCGCCCGCCGCGCCCCACTGAAGCGTGCGCGAGGTCGGAAACGGCACCGGCGTGCCGTAGAGCACGAGCCATTGACCCGTTGAGGGCCGGAAGACGGCTTGCTCCGTGATGCCGTCGCCGTTGAAGTCGCCCGTCAGCGGCACATCGCCACTGCCGCCCCACTGGATGACGGCGGACGGCGGATAGCTCCACGGCGCGGCATAGACGAACGACACGAGCGAGACGAGCACGATCAGCACGAAAACGATGGTGCGTGGATGTGGGTTCATGCTCGGAGTGTAACAGAACACAGGAACAGAGTCAAAAGCCGCGACAGAGCACATTGACCAGCGCATTATTGGGCGGTGCCACCGAGAATGTGATCGGCACTGTGGATGTTGTGGACTGCGGATGGATGGTAATCCCAACAGCGAGTCCCACAGTCGCAAACGACGCCGTGCAGACGGCGGCGTTGGCATAGGTCGCGTTGAGATTGATCAGGCCTGTCGTCCCAGGAGTGGTGCCCACATTGATAACGAAGGCGTATGACTTGCCAGTGACCGTGGCCCCTGCCCCAAACCCGCTACTAATCGTCGGCGTCGCGACGGCATCGGTGATGTTGGTGCCGCTCCCGAGGATGTAGTTGCCGCTCGCGTCGTATTGGAATCGCTGCGTCGTGCCGCCGGTGTAGCCGCGGATCGCGCCAGAGGCGGACTGGGCAATGATGGAGATCCCGCCTGCGTGCCCAGCTTGCAGCACCAGCGCGCCCTGCACATTAAAACCGGATGTGGTGAAACCGCTGCTGTTGAGCCGGACAGCCGCATCAGCCGCCCCGGCGACGAGTTGTAGAAGAACGCCTGCCCCCGTCCCGGTCGATGCGTTGGCCCAGTCCGTTTCGAGCAATCCATTAACGGACCCGGTAAACGAACTGACGCCCGTGTTGTTCACATTGAGCACGCCGCTGGTTGTCAGCGCCCCAGCGTTCCACACGCCCGTCGTCACTGTGCCCAGCGACGTGATCGTCGCGTTCGCCGCCGTGGTTAACCGCCCCTGCTGGTCCACGGTGAAGGACGCGCCCGTGGTCGTGCCGTAGCTGTTCGGCGTCACCGCCGTGTTGTTCAAGCTGATGACCGTCGCCGCCGCATTGCCAGTGGTCACCGACGACGTGATGCCGGTTCCTGAGCCCACCGTCGCCACGAAGTTGCCCGTGATGCCCGTCGTCGGCACGTTCGTCAGCCCAGAGCCTGAGCCGGTATACGACGTGCCGATGACCGCGCCGTTCACGTTCAGGATGCCCGTGACCGTGACCGTCGTCGCCCCGGCATTCTGCGTGATGATGCTGTTGCCAATCGCGGTCGGCCCGGTGAACAGCCCAATCGTGTTCGTGGTGCCGATGATGGTCCCACCAGTCGCGAGCGCCGCGCCGTTGAAATAGACGGCTCCTGCAATCGAATACAGCTTGTTCGTGGTCACCGACGGCGCCGCGTATTGCTCCAGCGTGATGGTGGCGATCTTCGCGCCACTGTTCGCCGCCGGGACGAGGGTCGGCGTCGGGCAACCAACACAGAGCGCGCTATCCGCCGTCGATGTGGCTTTGATGGTCGTGCCCACCAACGGCGCCGGTTGCGCCCATAGCGTCACCGGCAGACAGAGCGCGAACAGCACCGCAAGCCACAGTCTCATCAGGCAATCTTTCTCAGCGCAATGCCCCACGCGAACCCCGTATTGGCCGACACGATACATTTCACGCCGTATTGCCGGTCGATCCCCGGCGCCCCGAACACAATCGCCCCGCTGGTGCCGACCTCGCCTGTCGTGCTGGTAATCGTCGCCGTCGCCAGTGGCGTATCCGGCGATCCGCTACTGAGATCCATGATGGCACACGTCAGCGTGCCCGCGCCGACCATCACGCCCGTGAACTCAATGACGAACGTGCCGACGAGATCGGCGCTGTCGACTTCCATCACCGCCGTGCCGGGATGCAACGTATCGAAGGTTGCCCCACTCGCGTAGACCGTCGCCGTAATCGCCGCCGAACTGTTGCCCTCGAAGGCGAACACCTCGCCCGGCCCTGAACCCGCGCCCGTCGCCGAGCCGACGGCGTTCACCGGGTCCATCGTCAGCCCGACTGGCACATCGTTCGCGTCGGTGACAATCATTTTGTAAGCGACCAGCGTGTCTAAATACATCCGCATCCGACCACTCGACGAGAGGATGAGTGGGTTGGTGTTCAACGTGCCGATCGCGTCGGCGAATGTGAAGACCGGCGTGCTCGTCCCGCTTGCGTAACTAAACACCTTCCCAAACGCGAGCGGCTCACCGTCATCATCGAATAGTTGCTGCACAAACCACGGGGCAAGCGTGTACGAAGCCATTAAGGCATCCTGCGCAATTCTGCGGTTTGCGCACTCGGTGTTTTGATTTGGCCGCGGGCGTTCCGCAGGTCGATGGCGGCACGCGCTTGCGTATCGGTCTGCGCGCCCCCGAACTTCTCCAGGAACGCGCGCTGCGCCTTGATGGCCTCCAGCGCGTCGGCTGGCGTCTTCCCACGCGCGACCATATCCAAGCCGATTTTCACTTCGTCTGCGGTCAACTTGATGTTCGGCGCCACCGTCTCGATAGCCTTTGCGACGACGGCAGGTCGATTCTTGAGCACGATGCCGAGCGCGTCTTCGGGCGACTTGCCGCGGCGAATCAGTTCCATCACGTTGCTGGCTTCGGCGGGCAGCGGCTTCTGGCCGGCGGCGGTGAACGCCTCGCGTGCCGCTTGCATCGCCGCGGACGGATTGAACGGCGCGGCCTTCGTGACAGGCACGGCGTCGGCAATGGCCGGCGCGACACGTGCTGCCACTGGTGCGGCATCTGCCACCGCGGCCGGCGCACGCTGCTCCATCTCGTTCAGCACAACACGCGCCGCCGCTCGCAATGCTGGGCGCGGATTGCCCACGGCCAGCGACCCGACCACGCGAGCGGCTTCGAGCGCACCAGCCGCGGACGGCAACGGCACACGCCGCGCCACGGCGGCAACAGCACGCCCCGCCCCACGCACCAGCCCAGATGCCATCATCGCATCTTCGGGCGCAATGCCGAATCCGCCGATGGTCGCCAAGTTGCGGTCAGGACTGGTATCCGCATTCCCGCTGAATCCCGGCCCTTGCATGAACTTCACAGAGCCGTCCGGGTTGCGCGTAATGCGGTTGCCGTGGGCATCGATTTCAGGACTCTGCGGATTCGGGTCCGCACCGATGGTCGGTTCGCGGCGCGCGGCAGGCTGAGCCGATTGCATCCCGATGGCCTGCAGCACGTCCGCCTCGGTCGGTTCGTGGTCTGCCTCGAGCGTGACCACGCGGCCATCGCTGAGTGTGACGCGATAGGTGTCACGCGGCATTATCGAGGCACCCGCTCGATCTTCAGGATCGTGATACCGCCGGACGGTTTCACCGCTGGCGCTGCCGCACCCGTCCACCCCATCAGGCGGCGCACTTCCTCTTTCTCGGCCTCGGTGCCGCCTCCGACCATGACGCGCTTCATGCGCTCCAGCTTGTTTTTCGCCACCGTCGCATTGTCCGTGCCCGTCAGCGCCACTTCTGGGAACAGCAGTTCGGTGCGTTGCACATCCTGCTCGGTCAGCACGCCGTTGTGCCCCACCGCACGCGCCATGAGGGGCGTAAATCCGCGCACAAGGCTTCGGTATTCCGTCACGTCGTTATCGAGATTCATGCGAGCCGCGCCCGATCGCCACGCTCCGACGATGTTCGTCCACGGCCCGGCGTCGCTAGTAAAAATCTTCCCCGCGAGTGTCGTGATTTCATCGATGACCGGCGCGACCGCTTCAAGTTTGGCGGTTGTCGCCCCAGTGCCAGCCTTCGTTGCCGTGTCAAGGTCTTGCTGGAGTTTCTTGATGCGCAGCGCGCGTTCCTCGCGCTCCTGTGCTGTCTCTGGCGTCCGCTTGTTCTCAGCCTCTTGCCTTTGCAGCTTCAGAAGTCGGTTCAACTCCACCGGATTGTTGCGCGCCGCGAAAATCGCCGCCTCCAGCGTCTTCGGCGGCTCTGGCTGGCTGGTGAAGGTCTGCCCCGGCTTGTCCTCCACAATCTGTTTTGTGATGGCCCCGCTCGCATCGCGCGTCTCAACCTCGCGCGTCTTCGGCGTGGGCCGGTAGCGGTCCACGGCCGCCTTCAGCGCCTCCGGTCCGCCCTCGACCAGTTTCAGCCGCAACTGCTGAATCTGTGGCGCCCAGGACGGCACCTTCTCGGCCAGATCCGTCATGATAGCCGATGCAACGAGTGGGCTGTAGTTGCTATTGGCAATGTCCTCCATTCCCGTGCCGACATAGGCCCGCCGCGCCTGCTCCACGTCCAGATTCAACTTCTCCATCTTCGCGGCTTGCTCGTCATACTCACCGAGCCGCTTCATCACCGCATCGATCTGGCCCGGCGTTTCAGCTTGCACGGCGGCCACGAAGTCCGCTCGCGGCATGTTCTTGCTGACCAACTGCCGATACCGCGCCAGTTCCGCCTGCTGGCGCTGCTGTTCGGCGATGTCCTGCCGCCGCTGTTCTTCCTGCGCCTGCGCTGCGCGAATCTGCTGTTGCTGGAGTTCGCGGCGCTGCTGCATGTCGCGCAGCTCCGCCATCTGGCCCAACATCTGGAACGGCGTGTTGAAGCCGGAGGGCGGTTGCACGCCAAGAGGGATGCGAGGGTCAACCGGCATCACTCATACCACTGCAAGCCGCCGCCATTGGTTGTGAAGGTGTTGCCCGAGGCGTTCGTGCGAGGCTGCTGGTTCAACCACTGGAGATACGAAGCCTGTTGCGCCGCATTACCGATGTTGCCGAGCGCGCTGCCCCACGCATTCGCGCTGCCCACTTGGCCCGCCGCGTTCGCGTTGCCCGCGCCCGTGATGTTCTCACCCGCCAGCCCCGCATACGCCGCGCCATTCGGCGCGCCTGGATTGCCGAGACTCGCGAGCTGATAGTTCATGTTCCACGGGTCCAGCACGTTCTGCTGGTAGTTCTGCTGCCACGTCTGCAGCCCCTGGTTGAACTGCTGGCCCTGCTGCGCGAGGTTCAGGTTCCCCTGTTGAATCCCCAAGCCGCCCTGCCCGAGCGCGTAGTTATTTGCCGCCTGCGTGTAGCCGAGATTCAGGTTCCCGAGTCCAAGCGAGGCGTTCACCTGCGCCTGATAGTTCGCCAGCTGGTTCTGCTGGTTCTGCGTGCCGTAGGCCAGTCCGGTCTGCGCATTCTGCCCGTAGGTGCCGAGCGCCTGCTGATAGCCTTGATTCTGCGCGCCGAGGTTCGCGCCGTAGCCGGCGAGTGCCTGCTGGAAGTTCTGATTCTGCGCCGACTGGCCCGCCTGTTGGTTCATGCCCCACGTATTCGCCGCTTGCCCGTATTGCTGGCCCTGCGCCGCGAGCGCGTTCGCATTGTTCGCCTGCGTCGTCTGGAACTGGCCCTGATTGTTCGCTTGGTTGGTGGCGAACTGATTTTGAAAATTCTGATTCCCGAACGCCAGATTGCCGGCGTTGTTCGCCTGTCCCACATTGAAATTCGCGGCGTTGTTCGCCTGCGCCGCATTCAGCGCCCCGGCATTGTTCGCCTGATTCACGGCGAACTGATTCGCGAAGCCCTGCTGCGCTTCGTTCGACGCGCGGCCGTAATTCTCGGCATTCGCCTGCTGCGTGTTCGCGATATTCTGCTGCCCGAAGTTCAGGGCGTTCTGGTTCGCGTTCTGGTTGTAGGCTAAGCCCGTCTGCGCGTTTGTCTGGTAGGCGCCGAGCGACGTCGCGTTGTTCATCTGGTTCGTGGCCCGGGCGCGGGCGTCGGCCGCACCGTATTCCTGCGAGGCGAGGTCGCTCGCGAGTTGTCCTTGCGCCTGCAAGGCGTTGCCGGTGCGCAGGGCTCCCATGTGCGCCGAGATATTGGCTTGCGCATCAAGCGCCCGCTGCTCGCGAAATTGCCGTCCCGGGTCGGCGGCGAATTCCGCGGCGCTCAGACCCTGATACCGTTCAGCCTGATAGCCGGCCGGCGTGGCGAGGTTCGTGTAATTCAGCGCGGCCGGATCGGCCTGCCGTGAGCCTGCGAACGCGGTCGGTGTCGCCGCGGCCTGATAGGCCACCTGTTCCGGGTTCGCCAGATTCGCATACGTCAACGCGGCCGGCGCGCTCATCGGGTTATAGGTCGCCTGCTGCGGCGTCGGCACACCACTGGGCGATTGAAACGGCGACGGTGCCTGATAGGCGGCCGGACCCTGGAACGCCCCGAGCGAGCTCGTGGGATAACTGAACGGCGCGGGCGCCTCGAGAGTCGCGGCGGTCGGCGCATTCGGCATCGCCATCGACCCGGGCGACCCGCCCCCGGTGCCACCCCAGCCGGCCGGCACTTGGCGGCTGATGACATCGCCGCTCAGCGTGCCCCCGCGGCCCTGCGGTTCACCCACCGGGTTGTTGCCGCGCGGGTCGTTCGCCTGCCAGAGCTGGCCGCCCGAGGTCAGGACGTCTTCAACCCCGCGGCCGGTGCCGAAGTCGACGCGGTCGCCCGATGGCCCCGCCAGATAGCGCGCCTGCCCGCCCGTATCCGCATTGAACCGCGACACGACATCGCCCAGACTGGTGCCCTGCGGCAGGTCCGCAAAGCCAGACCCGCGCGAAGCAGATGGCCCATAGGCTTGGTTGATCCAGTCGAGCCACGACGCCCCCGGCATCGACGGCCCGGGCGGCGCCTGTTCGCCAGTCGTCTGCGCCACAGGTCCAGCTTGCCAGCCAGACGGATCGATCCCGAGCTCACTGAACACCTGGTCGAACGCATCCGGCATATCAGCCAATCACCCGAAATCCACGCTGCGTCAACTGCTGCGCCACGTTGGCCGGCACCGGGCGCCGCGAGCCGTCCGGCCCCTGCATCAGCACCATTTGCGGCCCCTGCGGCGCTCCCTGCGGCGACATCGGGCCCTGTCCCTGCCCAGGCATCCCAGACGGCGCGATCGTTCCACGTGGAACGCCCTGAGCCGCCTGCTGTGGCATTCCGGACGGATTGCCGAGGCTCGCGGTCCCGCCAGGCTGGAACTGGGGATAGGCCTGTCCGGCGCGCTCGGTGAGCCGCCCCACGGCGCCCGTCCCGGCCTGCTGGTAGGGCTGAAAATCCTGGCGCTGCTGCTGATACATCTGCTGCTGGACCGCGAGCGCCTCTTTTGCGGAGTCGGCTTGCGTTTTCGCGGCGTTCTTCGCGGCGCTGCTGCCCATCTTAGCCCCGGCCAGCGAGGTCGCCGCACTGATGCCCGTCGAAAGAGCGATCGCTGTCCCAGTCCCCACACACATGGTCAATCTCCCAAGGGCAGCGTGCCCGTGCCGAACGCGAGTTGAATCAGCCGCGCGTCCTGGCCCTGTCCCCAGTTGCGGAACAGCGCCCGCGCGTGAAAGTAGCCCGCCGGAAATACCACGCACCGGTTGAACGCGGCCGGCACGGTGTGCCACGACTCCCAGCACCCGACATCGCGCCAGTCGAGTTGCTCATCGAGCAAATCATCACCGTCGGCCGTGCTCGCAATCGCGCCCGTGTCCCGATGTCGGTAGAACGTCGTGCCGTCGCCCTCGGGCGGATTGGGATTCAGAAACAGAATCGCCGTCCAGTCACCCATGTCTCGGTCGGTGTGGATGTAGTTCGGCTCCTCTTGGCCCTCCGGACTCAATCGGAAGGCTGAGAAGGTGGTGATGAGGCCGAGCGATTCATCGAGTCGAGCCGACAGCGGATTCGGACCAATCGGGGCCATCCCGTGAAACACGACGTCGCCCGCCCGCAGATCGCCGAACGGCAACAGCAGCGCGGCGGATCGATACGCCTCTGGCTCCGGTAAGAGATCATCCAGCACAAGCGGTTTCATGCCGGCAACCCTTCGCCGACATACGCGAATTTCCGCTCAAACGCGGCGCGCGGGATGTAGCAGCACCGGACCGTGCCCGCCCAGTCCGGCTCGATCCGCAGCGGGATGTAGGCCACGGCTTCCTCGCCGGTCGTGTGCTCACGCATCAACAGCAAGAACTGGTAGAAGTGACCGACACCCGTCCGGCCTTCGATCTTGCGATAGACACCGGTCCTCACAACTCAACTCCTATCTTGCTGACAGGCACGGCGAATCGCGTCCAGCCTAAGGCCGACTCATCGCCGACGCCGAACGGCCAATCGGATGCAATCGGACTTCCGCAGTATGGCGGCTCGTGAATCGGAAAGTGCCACCACAGCACGTCATGATCGTCTTCGTGCCACGCATCGAACGGAAGCGCGCGCAACTCGACGCGTTCTTGTAGTGGACGCCTGTCACTGTCGCGGTTATTCCAGCGTTCGCCGGCACGGTAGGCTTGGTAGGCTAATTCGCGCTGGTCTCCAGTGACCTTCGACCGATCGCTCATCCGGCCAGCCCAGAAGCCCTCGCTAAACGGTTCTTCTTCCTCGCGCGGCTTGGCTTCGCCATTGAGCACCGGCCGATGCACGCCCATCCCGCTCATGCCACCGCATCCCGCGCCGTCAGCTCCAGCTGCCACGCCGCTTCGATACAGCGGAACCCGAACCGCGTATACAGGTCGCCGAGCCGCACTTCCTCCACCGGCTGCACCATCTGCAGCGTCACCGCCCGCTGGGACTGCGCCCAGCTCACGGCCTGCCGTAACAGCAGGATGCCAGCCCCCGGTGATTCGCTCCACCAGAACACCTCACCCGCCGTCCACGCCCCGCTGATGTGATGCACGTAGCACGTCAGCCCGATCATGGCCACCAGGGCGCCGGTGCGACTCTCGGCCACCATGACGGTGCTCTGCGGCTGCTCGATCAGCATCGTCGCCGTCTGCGCCATCTGCGCCGGATTCTCGGCCACAATGCCCGCGTAGCTGGTCTTCGCGCGGAAGCGAAGCCCGAGCTCGACCAACTGCGAGACATCGGCGAGCGTTGCATCGCGAATGATCATGACGCACCGTTCCCGATTCGCTCCAGCTTCTTGCGCTCCATCAGTGCGCGCCAATCCACAATCGTGTCTGGGTGCACGCGACCGCACGTCACGCATTGGGCACCGGTAAAGAATCGTCCGTTCATGTCAGTCCATGAATAGGTCCGACATTGATTCCAACCGATCAAGTGCGCAAGCCAGTGCATCATTTCGCGACCCAGCCGGTATTCGTGTCCACGCCGCTTTCCTTCACCCAGAACGTCGCACCAGCCCCGCCCAGCGTGTTGCGGTAGGTCATCCCAGGGTCTGCCGTAACTGCGCCATTCGGATCGCCTTGTCCGCTCTGTGTGCCCGTCAGCAGATAGTTGACCGCGGCAATCAGCGCCGTGAACCACTGCGCTACCGACGGCGGCAACTTGCGCGTCGGATCCGCATAGCGTTGCAGCAGGGGATACGGCATCAGTGGAGTCCCACTGTGATAAAATGGTCGGGCGACGTCGATGTAATCAGCATCGCCGCCGCCCTCACCAGCGACCCCGAGGAGGTCACATGGCTATCACCAAGATTACCAGCACCTGTAAATACTGCGGCATTGAATTTCAACATCTTAATCGCGGTCGAAACCAGCCACGGCACTACTGTTCTCAGGCGTGCTTTCGATTGGGATATCGCCGGAGTCATCTGGTCCGTATATCCGAACGCTTGCGCACGTTTACAGATCCAAATGTTTGCTGGATTTGGACTGGCTATGTCAATCGCGCTGGCTATGGCCAAATGAGGCGCACCAATCAGACAGGAATTCTCGCGCATCGCGCCGCATGGGAAGCCGTGAACGAAACTATCCCAGACGGCTTGGAAGTGTGTCACCGCTGTGATAATCCGCCGTGTATTAATCCAGCCCATCTCTTTCTTGGCACGCACGCCGACAACATGCGTGACATGGCCGAAAAGGGCAGAGGACCGCGAAATGAATCCCATCCAAGAGCTAAATTGACGAACGATGATGTCATCGCCATCCGCGCGGCTGTCGGAACTCAAAGTGACATCGCTAAGCAATTTCATGTCAATAGATCAACGATTTCAGTGATTCGCGCTCGCCGCTCATGGACGCACTTGACGTGATATCAATGCGCTCCAACCGTATATGAAATAAGACAGTCCACGAGTCGCCATGGTACGGGATCAGTTGCCACGAAGCGATCCGCGCGATTCACCGCTTGCCCGCACTGCGTCCACTTCACTTCGATGTTGAAATCTCCGCCCATTCCGGCACTCTTCCAGCGTTCGTTGCCCCAGGTCTTGCCGCCGTTGCGAGACGACTGCAACATCAGCTGCGGATCGACGCCCAGGCCCGTCGCCACACCCTGGCCCACGTCCATCACGACTTGCAGACTGTTCACCGTGACTTTTTTCTGCTCCACGGAGAACCGCGGCGGCTGGCGCAGCCGTCGAATCACCGCTCCATCCACGTCGGTTTGAAACTCCGACGACATCTCGTAAATGGTCT